CGACCGATGCCGAAGCGCAGTATAAGAACGTGACCGCAACGCCTGCAAACGGCGCGGCTATCACCTTCCTGAACACTGTGACTGCGGCTGTGAACTGCTTCTGGCACCGCGATGCCATCGAGTTGCTGCCCGCATCGTTGGCGATCCCGACTGATGCTGGTGCTGACATCATGCGTGCAACGACCGATCAGGGCGTTGAACTGGTGATGCAGAAGCAGTTCGACATCAACACCCAGAAGACCAAGTATCGTTGGGACGTTCTGTTCGGTGTGGTGCTGTTGCAGCCCGAAATGGCTGGCATTCAGTTGTTCTCGCAGACCTGATAACATTGGGGAAGGGGCTTCGGCTCCTTCCCTACCTTCCAACAGGGGACTGACATGCCGATCAAAAAAGGTTACAGTAGCAAGACCATCGGTTCGAATATCAAGATGGAAATGAAGCGGGGAAAACCCACCAAGCAGGCAATTGCTATCGCTCTCAGCACTGCTGAAAAGGCTGCTAAGAAAGCAGGCAAACCGTCCAAAGCACCGAAGCGGAAAATGGCATGACTGTGATGCTCTACAAAACGCCGGGGCCGCACAAGTTTCATGGCGGCGAGTTTGATTATATCATCGCTGAAGAAGCTGATGTTGATGCGCGTGTGGCCGAGGGCTGGTGCCTAACTACAACTGAGGCCAGCGACAAACCTAAGCGTGGCCGCAAGCCAAAGGTTGAGGAATAAATCATGGCCTACACGAAGCGTGACATCGTTAATCAGGCATTTAGCGAAATTGGCATGGCCGATTATGTCTTTGACCTGCAGCCTGAGCAGCTTAACAATGCGCTTCGCCAGTTGGACATGATGATGGCCACATGGAACGGCAAGGGCATCCGCATCGGCTATCCGCTGCCGTCATCGCCCGGCGGCAGTGATCTGGACGAAGTGACAGGCGTGACCGACATGGCTCTGGAAGCCATGTATTTGAATTTGGCCATTCGGATTTCAAGTGGGTATGGCAAGACTGTCAGCCCAGAAACTAAGGCCGCTGCAAAATTCTCTTATAACCAACTGCTTTCCAAGTCGGCGCTGCCGATTGAGATGCAGATTGGCAATCAAACTGTTCCATCTGGTGCTGGCAACAAGGGCTGGCGCTACTACAACAACCCCTATTTGCGTCAGCCCACCGATCCTCTAACGGTTGGCTCTGATGGCATTCTTGATCTGGAGTGAATCATGGCTAACATCAATCAGCTTTCGTCTACCTCAACACTGCAAGGCGGCGATCTGATCGTTGTCTGGGCCACTGACAACGGGGACAGCCGCAAGGCATCTCTGACCCTGCTCACAGACTACCTACAGACGGCGCTAGTGCAGCCCGGCAGTCTGACCACCCAGTATGCCGCCCCAAGCGCAACTGCGTTCTCTGTGACCATCGCTCTGGTCAACACATGGCTTCTGCTGACGCCCACGGGTGCATTCGCTGCCGGCACGATTGTCCTGCCCGCAAGCCCGATTGACAAGGCCGAGGTCAGCATCAACACAACGCAGGCCATCACAGCTTTGACGGTCAGCGGGAATGGAGCAACAGTTACGGGTGCGCCGACGACTCTGGCGCAAAACGCATTCTTCACCATGCGCTATGACGCGGTGACGGCTGCTTGGTATCGAGTGTAAAGGAAAGCAAAATGTCCACGTTCATCTATCCTGCGTCAGTATCCACAAGCACAGATGTTTTGATCCCAGTTGGTCAGACCCTAAGCGTTGGCAGCACTGGCAATCAACAATCGTTTGTGAGCGTCAACAACACGCTGGTTGCTCTGACCAATCGCGCCCAGAGTTTTGGCCCATACACGGGCGACCGCATCGCAACCATCACCAACTATTATTCGACGGTTGAATATGACGTTGGAACGCAGCCGATGCTTCGCAGCTTCCCGGCGCTTTTGATTGGGCAGATCACGCCTATCGGTTTGGTTCAACCTGCGGCAACATTCGCAACGCTGACCTACGAAACCAATGCTGGCCTTGTTCGTCTTGTTAGCGCTGGTGCGCATGGCCTCACAACGGCAATCGCTGTCGGTGCAAGCGTCTATGTGACTTGGGCAACAGGCACTGGCGTGAATGGCCTGTATGCTGTCACTGCTCTGGATGCTGACACAACGGGCGTCAAGATCACCATAAACCTGCCGTATGTCGTTGGACTTGGCACGCCAACGGTTGCGGTGGCAAACACAGTTGTCACTCTGGCATCTGTGACTGTGCCGGGCTGGTCGATGGGTGTTGGCGGCGGCATGGAAATCGATGCGCTGTTTACGCTGACAAACAACGCAACAGTGAAAACGCTTGGCATGACGTTTGGCGGCGGGACGATTCTTTCCGCAGCAGCAGCAAGCAACGCCAGCGCTTGCGTTCAAAAACTTATGTGCAACCGTGGCTCGTCGCAGATCATCACAAACTCTGCTTCTACTGTCGGTCATGGATTATCAACTGGCGCAAACGTCACGCTATCTGTTGATGCGACTGTTGACCAAGTGTTTGCAATCACCTGCCAACCTGCCACAGCAAACAACCTGATGCGCCTTGAGGCATTCAAACTTCACGTCAGCTTCTGAGGCAGTTGATGCAAATCCCAATTTTGTCGGGCATCTACGCAGACGGATCACCAAACTTTCGGACATCATATCCGAAAAACATGGTTCCAGTGCCAAAGGAACAGGGGATTTCAAAAGGCTATCTGCGGCCCGGCGAAGGGATTGTTGAACTAGGAACTGGCCCCGGCATCAGTCGCGGGGCCATTAACTGGAACGGCGAACTTTACCGCGTCATGGGGACCAACTTGGTTTCGATTTCGTCGGCCAATGTTGTCACGGTGATTGGCGATGTTGGATCAGGTGGCCGTGTCATGTTTGACTATGGGTTTACCTATCTTGCCGTGACATCTGGCGGGCGGCTGTATTTGTATGACGGCACAACGCTGACACAAGTGACCGATCCCGATCTGGGCGTGGCTCTCGATGTGGTTTGGGTCGATGGTTATTATATGACCACAGATGGCGAGTTCCTTGTCATCACAGAACTGAACGACCCATTTTCTGTTAACCCGCTGAAATATGGTTCGTCAGAAGTTGACCCAGACCCGATCAAGGCCATCTTGAAACTGCGGAACGAAATCTATGCGCTGAACCGTTACACCATCGAGGTGTTCGACAACACAGGCACGGCTGGCTTTCCGTTCCAACGGGTGAGCGGCGCACAAATCCAAAAGGGTGTTGTTGGGACGTTTGCCTGCTGCACATTCATGGATGCAATCGCCTTCATCGGTGGTGGCCGGAATGAAGCGCCGGGCATCTATCTTGGTGCAAATGGAAATGCTGAGAAGATTTCCACCCGCGAGATTGAGGAAGTCTTGCAGGAATATACCGAAGCCGAGTTGAGTATATCCTACATCGAAGAAAAGATTGACCGGGCGCACAAGCATTTGATCGTTCACCTGCCGCGCCACACGTTTGTGTTCGATGGCGCTGCGTCAGCCGCGCTGTCTATGCCCGTCTGGTTCACGTTATCGTCAACGGTAGTGGATGAAAACATCTGGAACGCGACCGAGTGCATCTGGTGCTATGATCGATGGAACGTGGCGCATCCCACAACTACCCAATTTGGCTATCTTGTCGATAACATCAGCACCCACTGGGGAGAGACCATCGGCTGGGAGTTCGGCACGCTAATCGTCTACAACGCTGGCAACGGCGCTTTGTTCCACGACATGGAATTGGTCAGCCTGACAGGCTCAACAGCATTCGGTGTCGATCCCACGATCTGGACGCAGTATTCGGTCGACGGCATCACTTGGAGCGTCGAGAAGGGCATCAGCGCAGGGACCATAGGACAGCGCAACAAGCGCCTAGTTTGGTTCCAGCAGGGGAACATGAGGAATATGCGGATGCAGCGCTTCCGTGGCACCTCTGACGCCCACCTAGCCGTTGCAGCACTGGAGGCGCGGGTTGAACCGCTGGCATTCTAATGGCTGACCCAACAGTCCCAACACGCAACCAGATCGCGGCACTTGCCAAGAATGATCCGGCAATGATTAAGGCGCTTGAACGGCTGTTCATCGTCGCCGGCAGTCTGACGCCTTCTGACATCGCCACGCTAACCCAGTTGATTTTGGATGTTGGGTATAGTTCTGGAGCTGCGGACAACAAAGCCGAGTTGGCACTGTCGAATAACGCCATACGCGCCGACTATCTTGATTTTGACGCTTCGCCGCACGTTACGCAGATGCGCCGATTGGCTTGGAATGCGATAGACCAGACGCTTGATCTGGGCATGGAATACGATGTCACGCAGCAAATTGGGCTAGAGACTTATGCCCGCGTGGCAAACTTCACAGGCGTGACGATCCCGAACGGAACAGTGGTTGGGTTTACGGGTGCAGTTCCTGACAGCGCTTTGTCGGTCGCTCCATATCTCGCCAATGGATCAACGCCATCTTTGTATATGCTTGGTC